GTGTAATTACCTAATACAACTTCATTAGTCTTAAAAGCAGCAAGTATTTCACCACGTATAGTATTTTTCAATATATTAAATTCCATATCACGCTGTGACATAGATTTAGTTTCCATAAAATCAGCACCACCCTCAATAACACCAACTTTATGTGAATTCCCATAACCAGCATGTCTTTGTTCAAACTGATTTTTCATTCTATTATACTGTTCATCTGTAAGGAAATCAGGTGCTTTAATTATTCCAGATAAAGATACACCATCTTTAAAAAATTGTTTATTATACTTACTAGCAAAATAATCCTGTTCAACACCTACCATAGATGCTTCTATTGGGGAAAGACCTCTAATATCATCATATGGATTAAAATATTTAAATTGTAAAATCTGATGTGGGGGAAGTTCTAATTCTAAACTTCCATTAGTATATTTCCAATATCCAGTAAACTTATTATCTTCAACTATTGGTGAAAATCTTGTGGGGTCTACAACCCAAATTTCTTTTGGTACTTCAGTTATATTCTTTCTTCCTTCAAATACCCAAAATGCTTCACCATATAATTCAAGAAATAGAATAGTAGCAAACATCAAAGTGCTAGAAATCATATAAGGGTTGGGATTCATAAATAATTCATAAAGTGGCCCAGTATTTATAATTGTTTTTAAATCTTTACTTTTTTCAGTATATAGATAAAAAGGCACTCTAGATATGTTCTGGGCTATTGCATTAATAGATGCAAATACCCATACTGATTTTTCATATGGGTTTGTAACTTCCATAGTATCAACAGATTCTAGATAGCTTCTAAGGCTACGATAAATTCTACTATCATCAGCCATAGGACCAATACCTTTTTTATGGTATCCAAACCTTTCCATAATTCTTTCTGTAAAACTTTTTTGTTTTGTCATTTCTTCTCCTTCACTAATAAAAGATATATGTAGTCTTTTATTATTGTGATGTGATACTACCTAAAAATAAACTTCTTTCTGCTAATCTACGCCTAACTAATCCTTGTAAAACTCTACCACCAGCTTTACGCCATTTAGGAAATTCATCAGCAGCACCTAAAAAATCCAAGTTATTTAACTTTCTTAAAAGTGTTGAAGCTTGTAAGTTACCAGCACCTAAATTATACACAAAGGATATAAGTGCATCAAATTGATTCTGATTTATAAAAACTTTGACTAATCTATTAATACTTCTCTCATTTTTAATTATCTCATTCATCATCATGTTAGTTGCTTGTTCTTTTGTAATACCTTGTAAATATGGTTTAGGGTCTTTAATAACAGTACCAAATCCTATAGTCAATACACCAGCAGGGCAATAGTATGGTTTAGAATAAAACCCTTCAAAGTGTTGTATAAGATTTATACCCCTATCTGATACATTCATTATTTTACATTAAAAACTTTCTGAGCCATACGCTGTCCAAAATAATACCCAAGAACTAGCATCAAAGCACTATTATCAAATTCTGTCCATACAGCTTGTGCTGTTTGTATAGCAGGTAATTTCTGTATCCACATATAAGTATAAATCATTGTAAACTTAACCCACATATATAACCCAACAAATCCATATGTAATAGTAGGTCTAACAGTACCATTATATACGGCTAGAAAAACATCCGCCCACTTAACCCCTGTCTGTTCTATCTTACTAGCTTCATACAAAGCTATAGATTCTTTAATATCAGCTTGTGTATTTATTTCTTCTAGTTTCTGTTCATGTAATAGCCTATTAGCTTCTATTTGTTTATCTAAAACAGCCAGTTCGTGTTTGTTATCTTCTTTCTTATTCCACAACTTCAATAGTTCTGGAATAAAACCACCTACAAAACCTATTATTGCACTAATTATTGTAAGCATTTGCATCCTCCTTACGCCACATAGTACCTGTTACTATACATTGTATGTATATACTATTCCCAATTTTATATACTGCTGTACCATAACATGATTTATTACATAATTTACAAATGTCATTTGATAAGTCCCTGTCCCCTCTCTCGTTCAATTCTCGCATCTTGCCTCTCTTTGACTATTTTTAACATTTGTTTGTTTTCTTCTACAATTTTTATTAACTGCTTTATATTATTTTTGTTATCCTTATTTACTATCATATTTTTAACTGTAAAGTATTCACTTTCTACCCTAACAACTTGTGTTGAAAATGGGTTGATATGATAAGTAAAAGCTATCCTCAATTTATATCTACCTGTAGGTGCATTTTCTGGTATCTTTACTCCAGTACGATTCAGTACAATGCCTTCACCTATTGGCACATTTGAAGTGTAGTCATCAAATGTAATGATGTAGTCATTCACTAATTGCTTTGATACTAATGCTGGTTTATTTGTAAATTTTTTATATTCAAATTTATATTCTAAATACTGTCCAGCACACACTTCTTTGTTAGTATTAAGTATTTGTATAGGTTGTTTAACATCTAATGTTTTAAAAGGGTAAAGTGCCAAGCCAAAACCAGTAGCTACAATAGCAAACATAATAAAAACAAACACATATGCCAGTAAATTATAGGCTTTAAATCTTGTATTAAGTCTCTTTTCTAAGTCAGTGCATTTTTGGTGTATGGTACTTTTATCTTCCATGTTAAACCCCCTTTTTCAAAATCAAAGCTATAAGGGAGACCACTACAGAAGTCATTACAATACCAACAAAACCATATGCGATTATCTTTACAGGCATAAATTCTTTGGTTGTTATAAAATTCTGTTTCAATTCTACAATATCATCTAAAACCTGCCCTACCTGCGTTTTGATTGTGGCAATGTCTGATATAAATGTGTTATAGTCTTGCTGTTGTCTGCGTTCATCCCCTTGATAATCTGGCACACCTACCTCCTAATTAATAACTTTAGCACTTTCTTCTTTAATGCCTTCAACAATAGTTTTAAATGCTTTATCTTCTGGTCTATTCCAGCTTTCGTAAAAACTGTAGCTACAGAACCTATTTCTTTTTTTAATGCTTCTTTAAAATCATCTAAAGACATTTCTAAAGCAATCTCTGATTTATTAATTCACTTTTACTTATTACTGTTACTGTATTTGGCATTTTAAAACCTCCTTAAATATCTTTCAGAACCATCGAACCTTATATATACCTTCACCACGTAAATGTGAATAAAGGGGGTATCTAATAGCATCCATTGAATGGTCTAAGAACCCGATTGGTTCATCTAAAATGATACCCCTCTTATTATCCATTTTCCAGCTATATGCCCTGAGTTCTTTTATAATATTAGAACTACCTTCACGAACATGTAGTTTCATCCTCTTTACTAAATCTATACCATCTTTTATTTGTTTCTTTGCGCCTTTAACATTAAATCCAGCAAGTCTTATTTCCTTAATCCTCATAGGTTCATCAGAATCACAATAAAAAGGTTTATTCCAATCCTCTTTAGGTATATTTTCTTTCATATATTCAATTAACTGGCTATTCGTCATTCCAGATTTATATAAATATTCTTCTAACCAAACATCCCGTTCTTTAACAGTACATTTAACAATAACATTAGGGTCATTAAATCCAAAGTCCACCCCATATAAGACTAATCCTTTAGGTACAGGTTTATCAGTAATTTCCCAGTTTCTATAAATAAGATTTTCTAATTTACCCCACTCACCTAATGCATATATCCTATAAAAGTTAATATCCTGATTAATTAAATCTTCATACCTTTTCTTGCTTCTATCATCCAAAAATGGATTATCCTGATATGTAGAATGTATTATTTTAATGTCTTGGCTAAAATCTTTATTATCTATTAAATAGTCTTTAATCCAGTGAAATTCATCAATGGGGTTAAATGATATAAATATCTGATTTGGCTTTCCATCTTTTGATCTAGCTCTTAAGTATAGCCTAACTGTATTAAAATCCTCTTTTGTTATATCAGTAGCTTCTTCAAACCACATATAATTCCAGTTTGAACTTTTAATCTTTTCACTATTATCTAGCCCATTAAAATGTATCAAATTATCCCTAAAAAAGAAGTTCATTCCAACTTTATCTTCTTTAATTCTATTTCTAACCCCAAAAGCTTCCAAGACATCATAAAATGGCATTAATACTGATGTTCTTAGCGATGGCATTGTTTTTCTCATTACTAATATTTTTTTATTTTTTTCAGTAAGTAGTTTGTAGGTTAAAAGTTGAATTAAAGAATGGGATTTAGAACTACCACCACCTCCAATATTTATATTTATTTCCTTATCACTCTCAAAATTTTCAAAAAATACTCTGGTAGCATGTAAATCTACTTTTATCGGATCATTATAAATACTATCAAAAAGTTTTGTTTTACTTTTAGCCATTAATCAGAATACTCCACATCTATAATATTACCATTATCATCAACTGGCGGTAATATATTTTCAGAAGGCATAATCTTAATCTCAGCATAATTCTTTCTAGGTCTACCACCTTTACTTTTCTCACCAGGAGGTAAATTATTAGTAACAGGCATAATCTTAATATAAATAGGTTTATCTTCAGAACCACCAGCTTTAGTAGGTCTGTCAATCCAGCCTCTATTCTGGCCTTGGCATTTTAAATAAAACATTAGCAATAGGGGATTTTTCTTCTCCAATATTGAATCATATAAGGTCTTCTCTACTTTTTCAATCTGTGCTTCTTTAATTTCATTAATAAGCACTTGTAATTTTTTTGACTTATTAACAAACTCTTTAACTTCTGATGATGGGACCCCTATCTTCTCCGCTACTAATGATATATAACCATCAACCTCTTTAATAGCATTAATTAAATCAGCTTCCTGTATCATACCTTTGATACGGTATTTCTCTTCTAGGTTAGCTAATTTTGATTCCCTAGCCTTAGCTAATATCTCAGCTCTAGCTAGCTTCTCTACCTGCTTCTCTACATCCTTAACGATGGTCTTTTCAATTTTATTTACCTTTGTTTTTTCTGTACCCTTATCTGTCCTTCTTGGCCTTTTCTTACTATGTACATATTTCTTAGGCAAAACTACCCCCTTAGAATTACTTATCTAATTATCGAATTT